GGTAAGTTTTTCCATTCAAACACTTTACCGTCTAAAACCAAATGACTCTCACGCGTACGCTCATCTTGCGATGTTTCCCATTTGAATTTTTTAACCCCTAAATCTTCTTGCCGCTTCTTACTTATAGCAGCATTAATGTTTGATGTTTCATTACGTGCGATTAATTTAATACGGTTTTGAAGTTTGCCGTTAACTGAGGATATATCTTTAATACCTCCAATCTCACGGGCTATATCTTCCCACCTTAAACCATTTACCGCACCATTCATAACGGTTGTTTCAATCGCTTTAAAATACTCATCGGGTACACTTTTTATAAGAGATATATTTTTATTAACCTGGGCTTCTAAAAAATCACTCATACCCTCATCAACTAAAACACCCTCTAAATTTACACCTATCTTTTTATTAACTTGATTTAAAAATACTTTTTGATTTATCGTCGCGATAGTGGTGACCATTTTTTGAGCAGCACCTTTAGCGAAAATCTCAGTTAAGTTTGAGTATTTCATAGATAATTGCTTGATAACTTTTGATAACTGATCCGCGTAACCATCACTTGCATATTGACTATTTAACGATTTTAAAAGTGGTAATAATTCTTTTCTAATATCTAAACGCATTGCCTTAGTAAGTTTATTCAACTCTCTAAAATATTTGACACTCTCTAATTTAGATAACGGTTTTTGCCTTAGTTCAATAGTACCCGATTTATTATTTTCTTTAGCGATCTTTTTTAAATCAATCATGATCTAAACCTCAATATCTCGCATAAAGTCACCGTCATCATTTTCGTTACTATCTGGAAACACTTCCAAAGTATCGTTAATATCATCAGATATAGCCCCGTAAACTTTATCACTCATAAGCTGTTTTTGGATAGTTTCATTACTTACAATACCACGATCAGCATAAACGGCATCACGGTTAGCGTTGGTTAGCTTAATATTAGCCTCTTGCTCTTGGCTCATTTGGTACAATGGACAAAAGGAAAAATCAACGTTATCAAATTCCCCGAATTCAGCCACATGGATAATATTAAGTATTAGTTGTAAAGAGTCTGTGAGCTCGACTTCTTGGCGGCCGCTAATATTGTCATAATAGTTTTTAAGATCACCCTCACCGTTACCATTTAAACCAGCGTCGGTTTTACCCAAAAGTTTAGATAATGGTATTTGAGCAGCACCCGCTACTTTTAATAAAAACCTATCGTCTAATTCAGCCAATCCACTAAACGTATTTGATTTTTTCTCGTAATCGTCATCAGCATCTAAAGCTATACCGTTGATGTAACTTTTAAGTTGGTGTGCAACTGTTAAACGTTTTGTAACCGCAGCTTCACCCTCTGGACCCATTGCGACCATTTCGTTAAGACCTTTAATTTTATAAACGTCGATATTACTCTCTTTTGTCATAGCGGCAATTTCTAAAGATACCGTTTGTGAGTTTGATATAGCTTGATAACCTTTTTCAAAGACTGAGTTACCCCAGTACCCTTGACGTTCAAAGTCCTCAATAGATTTAACCTCACCGTCAAAACGTAAAACACGCGTGTGATGTATTTGTTGCCCATTACGATTAACTTGATAATAATCAGGTAATCCAAAGTTCTTATTTAAAAGATCTGTGTTTATAGGACCAGCTGTAATATGCCATCTATCCAAAACGATTAAATTCTGTAAACCGTTTGACCGTACAGTTTCAACACTTAGAGGTACACTTAAATCTTTACCATCATTAACCATCATAATGATCACCGATCCGCCATAAGCCCCCGCCCATTTTAGAGCCTGGTTAAATTTACTTTTTACTTTCAAACGTTTTAAAGCATCGTGTATAACTTCCTCTTTTTCCTCATCTTCCATATTAAGCTCAATAAAAGAGCGTGTCATATCATTAACGGGAACGTCAACCACTGCCGACGCTAACCAATTTTGAGCGTAAATAGCTGAGATTAACGAATAGTTTAAAGTAAGTGAGTTGCCACGTACAAAATTAGTATGTGTCAAAGGATCTTTACTTGTACCCATTCCAGTTAATAAATTCTCAAAACCATCGTTTATAACTTTTAATTTCTTTTTTTTCTTACTCATAATTTACCCCTTAAATGTGATTAATGTAGGTACATTCCTACAATCAATATGAACCCAACTTGTGCCCAGCTCCAAACCTTTGATAAATGGAAAAAGTTTTATATTATCTAAAATGTAGTCGCGAACCTCATCAGCTGTATACTCTGAGAATTTTAAATCGGCAGCTTTACCCATCGAATGCATAGACGTTTCACTATATACGGGGCTTTGTGGTGTTCGTAACCCACTCCATTGAAACTTCCCACCCCAAAACCAGTTATTAATTGTAACCGTACCACGCGGGAATGTTTCTTTTAAAGCGTCAATACTTCTTATAAGCTCACGATTAAAGAAACGCCAGGACTTCTCACCGTATTTGTCGAAAATGTACTCAGGTACTAACTCATGAATTTTAAAATATTTGCTAACCATTCTTAATCCCTCTTTTTAAATCTAATATTAATTGAATTGACGCTTGAACCCCGTCCATTTTTTGCAACATTGTTTCTTTAGTAAGCTCAATTTCATGTATCATTTTCTCTTCTAAAGTCTTAATTTGGTTTTCAATATTAAAAACTTTTGTTTCAAACTCGCTATTTTTTACAAAAGTTTCATAAGCACTATCGCGGGTTAAATAAGTACGGTTTAAAGCTTCCTCAATCCGTATGTACTTACCTTTGAAGTCGTCCACATATTCCCATAGTTTAACTTGGGCTGTGTTTAAACTCTCAATTTGTCTTGCGTGTGTAACCGTCTTTGTTTCCTCTTTAGCTTCACGTTTACCGCGACCATAAATATAAGCGACGGTTGTTAAACCTAAACCCAGTAAACCCACGAACACTTCATTACTTAACATTGTTACATACCTTAGCCGCTTCTTTTAAATCATAAACACATTGTAATATATATCCCAAAGTTTCAATATTATTTGAGGATTTGTTAATATCACATATAACTTTAGGTGTAACACACATCACGGGGATATAAATGTTTTTAGTTTTCCAAACAATTTTAGGATCTTTTGTACAAGCTTGATTAAATACCAAAATCGCGAATATTATCAAAAATTGTATTAATGTCTTTACAGTTTGAGCGTGATACATTTATATCCTTTGTAATATATTTGGTAATATACTTTATTTTTATACGTGACTTATATAACTTTAACTTCTTATTATAGTCTATTTTAATCTTATTTATGGCTTTGTTTTGTGAGGATATAGCTGTCGTTAACTTCATAATACTAAAATCTTTTACTAAAATATTACTTTCCAAAGTTTTAATATTGCTATTTTTAAGGGTTAAAAAAACACCTAGTATAGCGATAACTACCGATAATATAAACGGTACATACTTAATCATTTGAGAACTCGTTTACAAGTTTAACACCCTTAGTTGTAGCTTTATAATGAGCTTTACAGTCAACACAAACAAATAAAGGTAAATCGTTTATGAGTAAATACTGAATATTCTTAGTTTTCTTTTTACAGTTATCACACGTCATAATTAATCACCCCCTACACTTTTACGGTGTTCGTGCCAATCAACTTGGAAACCTATATCAGCATCTAAATTATCCACAATACTGTTATCAATCCTCATTAAATATTTGGTATTCTTTTTAAGCACAAACTTTTTACCAAAGACGGCGGTGCTTTTTGTGGTCTTACCTTTCCCACCTGTTCCATCATTACCCAGCACGGGAAAATTTATAAGAGGTACGCCTATACTTGTAACCGTTGGATCTTCAAAAAAACCAACCGTAGGCGTAAAGTCAGGGTTTCCGTTTAAAGGGCGGTTTGAGTTTTGAATAGTTATAACCGTTCCATCAGCTGAGGTCGTACTATCCTCAAAGATACTAAAATTAAAATCACCAGATCGTGCCGTAATACTTTGACTATCAATAATTACATCAGTGTTACCCGTAGTAAATAAATAATCTTTTATGGCTAAAGCTAAAAGTGGTCGTAACTCAAAACCCGTGAAGTAGTGTAAACCTTTAAGAACGAAATCCGTAGCCATTCCTAAAGTAGGTGTGGGTTGTGAGTTCGTTTGTTTATAATAATTCTCATTTGGCATAATAAACCCTTTTGAGAAGTATTATAACATATCCTTAGGATAACATTGCATTGACTGCAACACTCGCACTATCCACCCCTATAAAGGTTAAGTCTATCGCGTCCATTAATGGATCAATAGTATCATCATGTTTACCGTTTGGAAACGCTGCAAGTTCAATTTCAAGGTCATCGATACTATTTATATTTTTATTAAGATAGACACGCCCTTGCTCGATATACGGTACGGTATCATAAGCCCTTGAAATTTTATCACGGTTACGTTGTATATCTTTAATTTGGTAACCCTCTTTTTTTAAGTCTTGGATCAAACTCGATCCGCTTGATTTGTCCTCAATATAAGTACGGCGTAACCTCACGTCATGGATAGTATTATGTTTATGTTTTGTTATGAATAGTTTAGCTTTTACACGTAGGTCAGGGGCTTCTAATTTCTCGCGAACCATATCCAAAAGATATAAATCGCCCTTATCTTTACATACACCCCAACACTGCATAACGGTAAAGTCATTCCAGTTGTTAGTCTTTTGAGCCGTATCCATGGTTATAAATTTATACGATACCGCTGGTAAATACTCCCACCAGTTAAGCCAGGTGTGTTTGAAAATACCACCACCACTAGGGCTTGGCTGTTGCATATACTGCCCCGCAAAAGTATAACTAGAGCCTTTTTTAATGGTTAAGAGTTCATCAGTTGTATGTTTAAATTCCCAAATAGCGTTGTTATTATCGTCTAAAGCTGGAATATTTAAATGGGTCCAGTCTTCACCACTCCCGCCGTTTAATAAGTAACCGCTCATATCATCTTCATGTATACGTTGCATAATCACAATTATAGGGGTATCGCGACTGTTTACCCGTGACGATATAGTGTTGTTAAATCTCTGATTAATCCTATTCCGTGCCACATCGCTATGAGCGTCATCGGGTTTTAATGGATCATCTATAATAATAGCACCCCCGAAAATATCCCCGTCGCTTGTACCCGCACCAAAGCCAGTAACTTGACCACCCGCAGCCGTAGCATAAACCCCACCTTTAACGTCCGTGTACCATTTCTTTTTGGATTTGGTGTCAGAGCGTAACGTCACATTAAAAAGAGCTTGAAAGTCATCATGCAAAACAATCTCTTTAACTTGACTAGAATTATCTAAGGCTAAATCATCAGAATATGAAAGGTGTATGAATTTTGATTTAGGGTTGTTTGCTATTGACCATGCCATAAAAGATATAACGGCTATATCGGTTTTACCGTAACGTGGTGGTATATTAATAATCAATCTTTTAATCTTACCAGCTGCCACTTTTTGAAGTGTCTTACATATTTTTATATGATGTTTAGCTATATTCGCTTTATAACCATAGCGTTTTTTAAAGAAGTATCTAAAGAAAAATAAAAGATCATTTTGAAGTTTTAGTTTTAAAACCTTTTGAGCTTTAGTAATCATTTTCCAAAACCTTGTTTATAGTCTTGGCTTCATCTTTTGTAATGTTGACGATACCCACTTGTAAATCGCTTTTTAACTGAGCATTATCTTTTTCATAAAGACCCTTATGTTTCATCAGCATATCTAAAGCTTTTTGTTTATCGTATAAAGTAAACTTTACATTACCGTTACTATCTTCTTTGTAAGTCTTAATAGCCATACGTTGCATAGGTGTAAGAACTCTAAGGGGTTTAACATCACCGTCACTATCAAACATACTTAGCGGATCAAAGGTCGCAATAGCATATAAATTTTGTAATAATGGATTATCGTCAACTTCAAAACTTTTTAAAACAACTGGTAAACTGTTAATATAAGCTCTAATTTTAGGCTTACTTATATTAATCTTATAACCTAACTCGTTTATAGTTTTATTATAATCAAAAGTTTGTACATATAAGCTGCAAAACTTTTTTTCTCGTTTAGTTAACTTTTTCATATCTCATTACTTCCAGGTCATCGAGGTACTATCTTTCAAGTAATTACTCAATAGAAAATTATATTAAAGATTTATTACAATCTTATTACTTGCTATATTTCTTTTCAGTCCATTTAGGACCAGGGAAACCCATTTTAATTAAAGCACGTGTCATAGTGTTTCGTGATGTTCCAAACTTAATCACTAAAGCTGAGGTTGTTACACCAGCGTCTTTAAGTTTTGTTATTTCGTCTTTGTGATGTAAGATTAGATCCGACACCGTTACGTGTTTACCAGCCATGATAAAAACTCCTAATAAATATTTAAACAAAGTATAACTATTTATTGTTTAAAGTTTTATTAATCCTCATATTTTTTAAAACACGGTTAATGTATCTTGTATTAAACCGTCCGCCGTTATAACGACTTAAACCCTCACGCCACCCGTAAAAATGTATTAATCCTTTGAGATAAACAATACCCATTGTAAGCGAAAAACGACTATTACGAACTAACTTGGTTTTTAAATGATGATCCGTAAATAGTTTTAAATAACCGTAATCTTTTGGATACCATTTTGAAACCTCACGGATAGCACCTATACTAACTTGCATTTCACCTAGGCTGTTACTATCATCACCTACAATATTTAAACCAAAACTACTTTCAGTTAAACAAACCGCAACGGCTAAAGAACGATACTTATATAATTCTTTTTTCGCTATAACCTCAGCTAATCTTTTAATTTTAATTTGCTGAGTTGTTAAACCGTAACTACTTGTGAATAAAACCCAGACTAATAAAAACACTTTCATAAATCCCACCTTGGTTTAAAATTTCTCACTAAAGCTTTGGTACATAATACTTTTTTAGCTAACTGCATGAATAACAAAGCTCTCTCATTAAAAAGTATTATGTAAGTGCTTAGGTATACCGCCCATGAGTTCGGTGTGTGTCGCTCATCTAAAGCACTAAACAAAGTACCTATTTGAAGATCGCTTAAATATCTTGATAACTCGAAATATAAAGCATCAAACATTTGTATAAAATAATACTCACGTGTTGCGTTAAAATATTGTTTCTTATATGTGATTT